CCTTGAATATAAATTAATTCAGATAATTTGCCGCGATTTGTTAACCAATATCCTTCGCTTTCCCTTAAAATTCCTATATTACAAGCTAAATTTGCAGTTTGCGAATATGTTAGGTTTGCAAATAAAGTTGTTGCTTGAGGATTTAAAATATTAAACCTAAATCTATTATCATCTAATACTGTAGTAACAGTAATAGCATTTTGCGAATTATTTAAATAACTATTTACATTTCCATAAAAGGATAAATTCGCAGTTTTGCCCCTGGACAAACCATGAGGAGATAGTCCTGTAAATGTACCTATAGTATTAGTTAATACTATGTTACCGGCTAATTGTGTACTAGGATTATCTGCAGATACGGCAACTGCAAATCCAAACGGCAATGCACCGTTAACAACGTTGTATACGGGATATGCACCTGGATTTATAATCTTTATTGATTGTATTTTTCCAGTTTCCGTTAGCGATAAAATTTTAGCATTTGCAGATGGGATATATAATTTTGAATTTGCAGTATATCCGTTTTCCCCATCTATAATATCAATTTTTGTTAATTGAGGAATAGTAACTGCTGCAATAGTAGTTTTTGCTCTTGTTACGGTATCAACTATTTTTGGGGCTGTTATACTTTCAATTAAAAAATTGCCTTTAATGTTTTCAAGATATAGTTCATATATTTCTATTGAACCAGTATAATCCGTATCAATTTTAACAACCTTGTTTACTACTGCAGTTGCTTTTGATAATTCGCCTGTTATCTTAGTATTAACAAAGTCAAAAATATTAGTATCATTTAACTTTGTAACTCTAATAGTATAATCTTTTTTCCAAACACCATCCGATGCTTTTAATATAACAGTATCTGGATAGAAAAAACTAGCATCTTCGTTAAACATTACTCTAAAAAGTAATTTATACGCTTCTTCCGTTCCTTTTGTTTTATGAATATCTTTAAAATGTTTTATAAAAGATCGTTTGTCAGTTATAATATTTCTAGGAATATCATTGCCATAATTTTTAAAGAAACTTTCAATCAATGAATCTATTGTAGTTTCACTATCAGCATACAATCTAGAATTTTGCAGAATTTCTTGAGGAGATTGATCTTGTTCTAAAAATTTATAATATGCTTCTAAAAATTTTACAAAATTTGAAACTGTATCTGTTTTTACAAATTTTAAATTTTGATTACTAACAGTCGTTGATAACGCAGTGCCAACTTTAATTTTTGTGTTGGACAATACGTTAGTAACAAAAACTGTGCCAGTTATAGTTGTATGCACAATCTTATCACCGGCATTTACATATGTGGTATCACTTAGTACAACAATATTTGAACCTGCGGTTGTAGATCCTTTGACATATACAATAGAATCAGTATCACCTACCCGAAGAAATTCAGGTATTTGTGCAGTAAATACTTTTGATAATTTTTCGGTTATTCGGCTCATTCGATAGCTGCAATAGTATTAACTGTTAAGCCCTGTAATCTATTAGTATTTCCATTAAAAGTACTATCATCTAATAATAAAATTTCATTTTTACTAACTGTTATATCTAAATAAGAATCCTGCACTGTGGCAGTTATTCTAACATCTGAGGTATCTTCGGTGTATCCTGTAATGCTCAAATTAGTTATGTTTAAAATTCCTGTTGCATAGTCAACCGTGCCGTAGTTTGAATCTAATATTTCATTATTATCTGCATTTACAAGAATTAAGGTTCCTGTTCCTAATCTATTTGGAACTGTATCATTTGGTATATCTTTAATTCTTGTTTCTACAGACACACCGTTTGATGTAACTACAAATCTTGTTGTTTGTAAACTGCCTGGTTCAAGACCATTTTTAAATTTAATAGTATTTCCTGAAATATATCGATTGTCCGAATTTAATATAGGTTCAATTCTTTTCTGTAAATTTACAGTCATTAAATTTCCAATTACGGAAATATCTGCAGCATCTATATTTCTTGAAAGCTTTGAATATACAAAATCTTTATCAAATTTTTGCAAATCAGTTGCAAAATAATTAGAAATTATATTCACTACAGAATTTTTAAGTTCGGTGTTTGATATAGTAGCAGTTCTTTGATTGTACTTTACATTAACTGATAAATTGATATAAAAATAATCTGGTTCTATAAATTCTGGAACTATCGATAATACTTGTTTGGTCTGTAAAACTAAATTTGAAATGTCATCTTTAGTTTCTTGCGTGATGTGATATCCATCATATGGTTTTAAAGATATAATAACTTTGCCATATTTAGGAGGCTCATTTAGATCTCCGCCCCATACAGATATGGATTCAACTAAAGGATAATTTTTTTCAATCAAAGATTTATAATCATCTGATGTTACTGCTCTATTTTGTGCAGCTGAAAATTTAGGAGCCTTAAATTTAATACTATCAATATCTTCTTTATTAATTCCGCCTCTTGAATTTATAGTAGGAGTAATAATAGCACCAATAGTGCCGCCTCCTATTGTAGATCCGCAGAAAAATTCTTGATCTATATTTCCCGAAACATTTCCTAAAGTACCATTACTTACCAAATAAGTAACTTTAACTAAATTATTTTTTGTTAATTTTTTACCTAAAATATTGTCGCCAAAGTATATTTGAAATCTTCCTGTGGAATTTTCTTCCAAGAAATATACTTTAGAATTCCCATCTGTATTTAGTGTGTCGTCTGATAGTTCATACACATACGAAGTAGTATCAACATAAGAGTTTTGAACAACAATTCTTATTGTGGTAGTATCTATATTTTCATTTGGGATAACATATTTTTCAGCTGGTCCTGATAAATCTACAGTATACGTATATTCTAAAGGAATGCCTTCTACAACTTCAATATCCTCAAATGTATATGTCCCAACATTTGGTTGAATAGTGACTGAATCTAAATTTACAAATGTTAAAGTATTTTCATCAACAGTTGTAGTAAAAGGAGTAAATTTATCTAATGTTAAAAAATTAGGATTGTTCGTGGGATTATTAACATCAAATGTTAATTTGGCTCTTGCACCTTGAACCGATAACGGAGTATATCCTAAATGCTTTGCAATGGATACAGCAGACGCTCTCTTTACTGCTGAATCCAAAAACATCTCATTTATTACCATACTTGCTAAGTATGCGTTGTAGTGAGTATTATATGACAACACATCTAATAAAATTGATAACCCTGAGCCTTCATAATCAAAGTCAGTAAAATATGGCGCGCCATCATCATCAGTATAATTTTTTAAAAAGTTTTTTAGATTTGATTTGATTGTATCAAAATCTAATTCTGCTATTCTAAGATTGGACATTATCTTACTCTATTAATAGTTGTTACTACAGTAACTGGCTCTTCGGTATTGCTAAGAGCAAACGTTACGTTTATATCGACTGCATTTGCGTCTGCTCTATCAACGACTTGGATATCTACAATTCTTGCTCTGGGCTCAAATTTTTGTATAGTAAGCGCAATTGATTTTTCTAGAGCAGTTTTTGTTGCTGGCATAAAATTCTCAAACAATAAAGAACTTACCTGACTCCCTATTTCGGGATGAAAGGGTCTTTCATAATGTTTTGTTAAAATTAAATTCTGTATTGCAGTTTTAACCGCATCTGCATTTTTTCTAGTAAGTACATCTTTAGAATATGGATGGGGCTTAAAAATTAGATTTAAGTCGGTATATCGACGAACAATTCGGTTTACGGTTGCCATTTTTATATTTATTAGTTTTGGTAGAGCTCTAGGGTATTATTATTTATAGCTCATTTTAACCGTAATTTATAAAGGAATTTCTTTCGCCAGGGGAATTAGCACTATGATTTACTAAAGTACCTATAGGCATTGCAGATTTAGAACCATCTCTGGCTGCAGCAACATGAATCCAAGAAATAATACTGCCGTCAGATTTCTTAGCATATTCCAATAATACTTGTTTATATGGGGTGTTTGCTTCTATCCATTTTGCAATTTCGTAATATTCTGCTGTAGATTTAGCTGGAAACTGTATATCAACTGCTTGGCCTCGGTCATGATCTGACCCTTCATTCTTGCTTCTAAATCCGCTGGTAATTACCATATCAGGGTACTGTTCTTTTAATTTATCTAATACATTAACAGCAAGGTGTTTCAAGTTACCTACAATATCCGCAGCAGATAATCCGTTTTGTGCTCTCACTGCGTATGAACTAGCTGAAGGTCGTGTTGTAACATCTCCAAGAGTAAAGTATTTAGACAATCTTAATGAATCTTGGAAATCCTTAACGCCATTAAATTCTGAGGTATCCACTGCAGTGGGTTGTATTTTTTGAGTACTTGCAGAAGATTTTTCGGTATTTGGATCTCGGGAAAGAGTTGTTAGATCTCCGACATTTGTAGATATCTCTTTATTTTTAATTCTGTCCTTAGTAAATTTATCATCATTCTTTACATCGCCGTCACCCAAGAAAATACTCTCAGGACTATCGGGTAGATATAAGTCTTTAAGATTAACCGGATCTGGTGTTTTAGCTTCTGGCGGTTCGGGTACTGTAAGTTTCGTAGATGAAACTTGAATTGCTCCCATCTTAGTTTTAACAACTGCTGCATCCAATAATAATTCTAAACCACCTTTTACGCTTGCAGTAGTTGCGGCTTGAAAAGCAACTTCTTTAGATGCCTTGCCAGCCAGTGCACCTTCTTTGGCATTTAGTGTTATACTACTACCTTGTATGTTAACAGGGCCATCACTTGTTATTTGTACACTAGATTTTCCTGACAATTTAATATCATCAGCAACAACTTGTATTGTTTCGGCTGCCTGCACTAATGCGGATCCGTGGGACAAAACACTTACATCGCCATCTACTTCTATGTCAGCATCATTCTGTACTAATATTTTTGTAGTGCCTGCAACCGTTAAATTGTAAGCGCCCTTAACATACACATACCCATTTCGATCATTTAATTCGTAACTATCACCCACTGTCTTTTTAACGGTAGATCCATTCACATCAATTTCAATATAGGTTCCAGACTTATGATAAAGATGAATTCTTTCCGCATTGGGACTAGAATCTAATTCAATAACATGGCCTGCTTCCGTTTCAATAACATGGTTATATGGATATAATGCATTGTATGCTGTCTCTGGCTCGTTCCATGTACTACTACTTAATGCTTGTTTGATTCCTGTTTTTCGAATTTTCTTTTTAATATTAAAATACTTATGAGTTTTATCTTCAACCGCAAGTTTATTCGTATCAGGTTTATTTGAGTATTCCAATTTTGGATATACTCCGTTTGGATCGGCAAACGATTTATTTTTTGTAGAATTGGGATCGTTTAACGGGCCTGAAGGATTTGCTGTAGGATTTTTAGGGTTATTTAAAACAGATGAATCTTGACTATAGTTTGATTCAGATTCTTCGCTACCTGTTCTAATTGTATTTCCTGATCCATCAGTAATCGCACTGCCCGAAGATGTTGTTAGTAAATTATTTCCTGCTAAATCTTTTTCTGCAGTTTTCTTATCCGCATTAGGATTTTTTTCATTTTTGCCTGCAAGCGTTCCCATCATTACAGGTTGTTGGTTTTCCTCATTATCTAAAAACCAACCAAACACCCAAGAACCTTCAACCGGGCCAAGAGGGGTAGACCCTACTCCGGATGTACCTGCTGATGTAATAGGTTGCATAGGAATTGCCCATGGCAAATCTTCTCTGGGCAAAAGCGCAATATCTTCAGTATGATAACCGAATATTCTTACTTTGCACCTACCCAATTTTTCCGGATCTTTTCTATCCTCAACGACACCTACCCACCAAGTGAAATTTGTTCCGCCGTAAACGTTATTCATAGTATATTATCCTTGTCTAAAATGCTTTAGCGCTAATATCAACTGCATTATTGTAGTCTACAATATTTTGGGAGTCGGGATCAAACGAATCTTTAATTATTTCCATTGACATACTATGTCTAAAAATATTAATTTTATGATTTATTGCAGTTATTAAATATCTTCCAGAATATTTTGGATCAAATTTATCTTGCGTCATGTCGTCTTCTGAAGGAGGTTCCATATCTGGAAAAGTTATATCTATCATTTGCCCAGCTTCAACATCGGTTCTACCGTGTATTATAATATTTAGTTTTAAATTATCTAATTCTTTTATATTAGATAAGCGATTACTATAGATCTCGCCCATGCGTTCATTGATATTTTTCTTAGCATCAGTATGCAAATTTGGATATTTAGGATATACTCTTATATGCGTATTAACATCTTTTAGTACCTTGTCGGGATTAAACAATGGCGTAGGATTTTTAAATGTACTATGAATATATTTTTGATATTCTTTAGTGTGGTCATATTCAGTAACTTCTTGTTTCTTATTATATAAATTTAACGATATAAGTTTGCTTGCAAAATATCCAGAATCAATACCTGTCACATGATCTAAGCCATTTAAAATTTTTAAATCTGTAATAAGAGTCATTTTTTCTGCAATATCATCGGTTCCCGCTGATACGCTTGTTGGGGCATATCTATAAGTCCCTATAGAAGTTCCTTCAAGAAACAAGGTTTCAACATTACCAAAATAAAATGATTTATTTGATTCCCAGAATAAAAAATTGCAAGCAGCCCCTTCTGTAGGTATAGCTTTTTTTGCTAACCAATTGATACATTTTATAGGACTCCAACCAGTACTAACAAACTTTACATAGTTATCAGCTGTGCCAAGTAAAAATAATTGTGTTTTAGCTCCACCTGAAAAAGATTTATTACTATACGCTACATTCCTATCTACGGAAACATATGTATTAAAAATTTTACTAACAACATCGTTTATTTTTCCTTTAAAAGAGTTAAACAAAGGAGTTGCAGAATCAATTAATGCTTCTTGTGATATAAATTTTAGTTTATATACTTGAGTGTTTTGGTCTCTTGCTAAGACTCTGTCTTCAACTGAAAATATTCTAAAAGTTTTTGATATAGTATATTGTTCCGTTGAGGGATATCCTGGAGTTTTTGCATAAACTACCAATGATTCTTCGCCGGTAATTGGAAAATGTCTAATAAGATTTGCACTATCAGATAAAACAATTTCCCCGGTTATTACACTACTAAAAATACTTTCGTAAATATTTAATTCTATAAAATAATCTAATAGTGATACAGTCACCCCAGAAGAAGAAATTAATAATAATTCTTCTAAGGATACTTCGCCTGGCGTCTGTAGCCCATCTTGGGTTGATTCATTTATCATTGTTTAATTAAAGAAGTAAAATTACTATCAAATTCAGATACAACTTGAGGTTTAAGAATATTTATTCTTCGCTTTTTCTCATTTACCGCATCTTCATATGAAAAATTTGAAACTGGGATTAGATTAGAAGGGTGATTTTGCAATAACAGAGTTGACTGTACCGAACCAGAACTTTCTAATACTATAGGAATAGGTAAAAGAAAAGTTGAAGATTCATCTAAACCCCTATACCCAGCAACAATATATTCTGCCTCATCTGCATAATGATGTAACTGGTATATAGAATTTTCTCCGTATTTACCTTTACAAAATTCCACAAGGTTATAATAATCCAAAGGCCAATCAAATCTTGGATCAATTATATCATTTGCCAAAAGTATAACCCAATGTAGCATAGGGCTACCGTAAAATTTATCAGCTAGCATTTCGGGTGTTTCACCATCTCGTATATCATATTGGTCAAAAAACGCATTGTTATTTTTTAATTCTTCGGATAACTTTAT